TCGTGAACGGAGCGTTGATGTCCACATCTCACTCGGAAGGAGGTGACAACAAATGAAAATCGCAATCAAAGGTATGATAGTAGCCAACGAAGATAAGTGGATTTATGATTACTTCGGATACGATACCGTATCGCCCGGCGAAGTGCTGGAGGCGTTAGAAAACGCACCCGAGGGAGAAGCAATCACCCTCGAAATCAGTTCACCCGGCGGAGATGTTATCGCAGCCAACGAAATCTACTACGCAGTCGCAACGCACCCGAACAGGGACATCACAGCAGACATTGTCGGCTGGGCAGCGAGTGCAGCCTCTTATATTGCTCTTGCGGCAACAAAGGTACGCATTCTCCCGAGTGCCGTGTTTATGATACATAACACATCAGGGCAGGCCCGTGGCGACTATCACGCAATGGACCAAGAATCCAAAGTCCTGAAAAACTTTAACAAAGCGGTAGCCAACATCTACCGATTAAAGACAGGACTCGGAGAGTCGGAAATCCTTTCCCTTATGGATAAGGAATCATGGCTCACAGCACAGGATGCAAAAGACAAAGGGTTCGTTGATGAAATCATTGGAGATGAAGATGGCACACTTAATGCCGCACCCGTAGTTGTAACAAACAGCTTTGGTGCAGGACTCATCCCGAAAGACAAAATCAACGCTCTGCGTGAAAAGTTGAAGGCAACCCCGACAGCAACACACACAGACCCCGAACCCAAACCTCCGGCAGAACCAAAGCCGACCGAGGACAACACCAACGCCGTAGCAACGGCACAAATCAAAAAATCTTTAATTTTTTAGGAGGTAGTGAACAATGAAAAAGCGTTTACTCGCCCTTATGGGCAAAAAGAACGAGCTGAAGCAGAAGGCTATCAGCATCACAGATGCAGCTATCGCAGAGAACAGAGCGATGACTGCAGACGAACAGGCTGAATTCGACAAAATCAAGGACGAAATCGCACAGATTGAAACCAACATCGAAGCTTTGACTGCGATGATGGATGAAGGCGAAGGCGTGCCTGCAGGCGACCCCATCAGAGAGGGTGGCGACCCCGAGGACAAAACCAAGTTCAAAACTTTCGGTGAACAGTTAAGAGCAATCTACAATGCAGCCGTACCCGGCGGTTCTGTAGATGCAAGACTCCACAACGAAGCATCAGGCGCAAACGGTGGCACAGCATCGGACGGTGGCTTCTTGGTTCAGGAGGACTATGTCAACGACCTTATCAACAACGCATACGAAACAGGCGTGCTTGCTTCCAAGGTTAGAAAAATCCCGATGAGTACTGCAGCCAATGTACTCAACATCAACGGCATCAACGAAAACAGCCGTGCAGACGGTAGCAGATGGGGCGGTATCCAGTCTTACTGGGAAAGCGAAGCTGCAGAGATTGCAGGTAGCAAGCCTACATTCAAGCAGATTTCGTTGAAGCTTAAGAAGTTAACTGGTCTTTGCTATGCAACAGACGAACTTCTCGAAGATGCTCCTGCACTTTCCAACATCATCTCTACCGCATTCGGTGATGAGTTCGGATTTAAGATTGATGATGCCATCATCAACGGCTCAGGCACAGGTGAACCCCTTGGTATCTTGAAGTCCCCTGCCCTTGTAACAATCGCAAAGGAAACAGACCAGACTGCAACGCTTGTAGTTGAAAACCTTGTGAAGATGCTCGCAGCTTGCTACGACAAGAAGGGCAAGGCGGAATGGTATCTCAACAGAGAACTTCTCCCTGCACTTGTTACTTTGAAGTTAGGTGACACACCCGTATATCTTCCGGGCAACAACATCGCAGGCGCACCTTACGGCACACTTTTCGGTAAGCCTGTAAACTTCATCGAGCAGGCAAGCGGTGCAGGCGAACTCGGCGACATCATTCTCGCTGACATGAGCCAGTACATCTTGACAGATAAGTCCGGCGTGAACGCACAGCAGTCAATTCATGTACGCTTCGTATATGACGAAACTGCATTCAGATTTATTTACAGAGCAGACGGACAGCCTGCATGGAATTCTCCAAAGACACCTTACAAGGGCGCACAGAAGCAGTCGCCTTTCGTAACTCTTGCAGCGAGAAAATAATAGCATAAGGGGGTAAAAGACATGAAAGCAATTGTACCAAAAATTGAAATCATTTCTAACCCCGGTGCAATTTTCGCTTCGAAGATTAAGAGCGAAAAAGTATCCCTTGTGAATCACCAAGTGGTATCATTCGTGATTGCCTCCGCAATCGGGGCCGAAGCGGTGAAAACCACCGTGTCGGTCATTGGTGCAAATGAGAACGGCGAAAAAGATGCGGTTTCATTCCTCATCAGGGAAATCGGTAGCACCGATGCCCCTGCCGTTCAAAAGGAAGCAACCATCAGCATCGGCGGAAAGAAAAAGGCAAAGTCCTATGTCGTAACCGTAACAGCCGATATGCTCACAGGAACAAAGTGCAACTCCGTTGTGCTTAAGGTTTCAGCAGCAGGCGAAAAGTGCGACATTTGCGGTACGATTACCGCATTATACGAACGCCCAAGATACACAGAATGACGAAAGGAGTGAGCAGAGATGACGGAGCAACCTATATCCTTAACGGAAGCAAAAGCCTTCTTGCGTTTGGAGTACACGGACGAAGATAAATACATCGAGTCCCTCATCAAGACAGCAAGAGAAATGTGCGAGAGCTATATGCGAAAGCAAATAGATACCGCAAACTGCCCGGAAAGAGTACGGCAGGCAATGCTCCTTATTGTCGGTCATTTCTACGAAAACAGAGAAACGGACACCAATAAGGAACTACCGCAAACCGTCTACAATCTGCTCCGCCCTCTTCGAGAAGCGAGGTGGTAACCGTGAAGTTCGGACAATTAAGACACCGCATCATCCTGATGAAGCGGAAAGGGACCGTCCGCAATTCAATGAACGAGGAAGTCCCAGCATACGAAATATACCACCCCGGACTGAAACTTCTTGTTGTTTATGAGGACAGCGATGAGCAGGGCGTTGTCTATTGGAGAACAGAAGGCGAGGGTAATGCCGAGGTCGTCAAAGACAGGACCGGCAGAGCCTATGCCCATGTGCTGGAAAAGAGCGAATATGCATACTGGGCAGAGGTTCGACCGACCACCGGGCGAGAATATGAAGAAATGCAAAAAATCCGTGCAGAAACCACTTACAATGTGTATATGCGGTTTTTGCCGGGAATCACTCACGATATGTTTATACTCCACAATGACAAGAAACTGGATATAGAGTCCATACTCGATATAGGAGAAAGGCACAAAGAACTTACAATCGTCTGTTCAGAGGTGCAACGATAATGGCTCGTCAGCCAAAAGGTGGAGATGGACTCGACATATTCGGTCTTGAAGAACTGGAAAAAGCATTCAACAAAGTGAGCGATAAATATGACGACAAGGTCGATGCGTTGCTTATGGCGCAGGGACGAACCGCAACCAGCCGCGTAAAATCAAAAACTCCTGTCGGTAAAACCAAAAAACTGAAAGGAAGCTGGAGGCTAAAAAAGGTAAAGCGATACGGAGCAAACGGAGCGGTTCGAGTGGTTCGTATCCAGTCACAAGCACCGCACGCCCACCTTGTCGAAGATGGACACGAAATCGTAAGAGGTGGAAAGACCCGTCAGGGTGGCAGAACTCTCAACACCGTACAGAGAGCCGCAAGAGGTATCAAAAGCGGTGGCAAAGTTCAAGGAAAAGAAATGCTGAAAAGTACAATGAAAGAACTTCAAAGCGGTTTCTTCTCCGCAGCCGAAAAACTTCTCGATGATATAACAAAGGAGGTAGAATTGTGAAAATCACAGAAATCAAAACCGCAATCAATAATCGCATTATTGAAAACGGCGGAAAGGTCTATTCAAACGAAACAGACGAAGGATATGACAAGCCTGCTTTTTTTGTTGAAATCGTGCCGATTGGAATTACACGCATATCCCCTGTTTACGAAGAAGTCGAACTGCGTGTAGAAATACACTACGAGCCAGCAATCGAAACCGAGGAAGAATGCCTCAAAACTTCGGAAAAAATAGACGGCTGGTTCGCAACCCCTATCCCGGTCAGAGATAGGATGCTGAAACCACCCGAGGAAATTCAGCACACGACAGATGACGACATAACGCTCTATTCGTCATTTGACCTCACCATAACGAGGATACACAACGAGGATGCATACACCGATGACGACACACTCATGGGCGATGCA